CTTTTACCTTCCAGAGATATTGGGTTTTTGCCTGGTACTTTGGAAGAAAAATCAGACTTATATCAAGACCCTTATCGTATACTTACTAGGTATCTATTTGAGATGCCGACAGATCAAGATTTTTCAACTTTATACGATAGATTGATTTCACAGGGTACATTAGAATTTTATTCGACCTCATTTTTACGAGGTCAAACATTTGATAGAAGTATTATAATAGTAGATGAAGCATCTAATTTAATATTTCAAGAGTTGGACACTATTATGACAAGGGTTGGCCAAGAAAGTAAGATATGTTTTGCGGGAGATATGGCACAGTCAGACCTCCGCAAACATAATGGTGATCAAGATGGTTATCACAATTTTCAAGCTATATTGGAAGAAATGAAAGAGTTTGATGTTTTTGAATTTGGTATAGGTGATATAGTTCGGTCAGGCTTAGTAAGGTCTTATTTAATGCAAAAAGATAAAATGGGATTAAAGTTACAAAAAGGTTGACTTCAACACCAATATGTGTTAAGCTTATATAGATGATGCATATTGAAATATGAGATAATTATAGTATGAGTTTTATTACAGAGTATGTTGGTCCAGATTTTCCAGAACTTCCTGTCCATAAAGTAATGGGCATGAGGTTTTATGAAACACCAGAAGGTGATAAGTTACCTTCTATTACAACCGTTTTAGGTAAACAACCAGGTAAACAGAAAGGCTTACAAGCATGGCGTGAGCGTGTTGGTGAACAACAGGCAAATATTATTTCAGGTAAGGCTGCTCGTAGAGGTACAATTTTCCATAATATAGTAGAACAGTATTTGCAGAACGAAGATATTACAGAGTATAAAGAACAGAATTTTATGGCATGGTGTATGTTTGGTGAGATGAAGAAGCCTATTGATCTGAATATCAAGAAGGTAGTTCTCCAAGAGAGGACTATGTTTTCGCCTAAATATAAAGTTGCAGGTAGAGCTGATTTTATAGGAGTATATAAAGATAAGTTATCGGTGGTTGATTTTAAGACAACCACAACTACGAAGAAAGAAGAATGGATTGAAGATTATTTTATCCAATGTGCGGCTTATGCATCTATGTATGAAGAGCACACCGGTGAAGTGGTTGAAGATATTGTTATAATGATGATTGCTGAAGATGGTACAATACAAATTTTTGAAAAGAAAACTAAAGATTACCTAGAGAAATTAGGAGACATTATGCAACATTTTTATGATGTATTAATGAAAGAAATGGAGATTACATAATAATGAAGGTAGAAAAAATAGTAATAGTGGGGGGAGGAAGTGCTGGTTGGTTCTCAGCGGCTCTTTTGAGTAAATGGTTACCTAATATAGAATTATCACTGGTAGAATCAGAAAATATTTCTACTATAGGGGTTGGGGAATCAACAATAGGTCATATTAATCCATTTTTCAATTCATTAGGAATGAATACTAGTGGCAAAGAAGCTTGGATGAAAGATTGTAATGCAGTATATAAGGCATCAATCAAGTTTACAGATTTTCATCAATTAGGAGAGTCTTTTCATTATCCGTTTGGTAGTCCAGATACAAGTGGTACTTGCTTTAATCTAGATGACTGGCAGTTTAAGAAATATCTTTCTCCAGATATACCTCATAGTGATTTTGTAGATAGTTTTTATCCGCAAATGCCGTTTATTTATAATAATAAACCTTATTTCTTTGACTATACACAATTATCACAAGAACATCAACAGGCGTTGGATCCATGGGATCCGCAAAGAGATTTTGCTTATCAATTAGATGCTACTAAGTTAGCTCATTGGATGAGAGATAATATATGTACGAATATAACACATATTAAAGATGATGTTGTTAATGTACCTTTAGATGAAGATGGATGGATTGCTGGTGTAGAAACTAAAAACAATGGAACATTAGTAGCAGATTTATACTTAGATTGTACAGGATTTAAAAGTTTGTTGTTAGGAGAAGCTTTAGATGTCCCTTATTTTGATTGGTCAGATGATCTACCTAATAATAAGGCCTGGGCAACACACAAACCCTATAAAGATAAAGAAAAAGAAATGGAGTTATGGACTAATTGTACTGCTCTAGATAATGGCTGGGCCTGGAATATTCCATTATGGGATAGTATTGGAACAGGTTATGTATTTTGCGATTCTTTTGTTAATGCTGATACTGCATTAGCAGAGTTTCAAAAACATATTGGCCATGGTGATGAGTTAGAATATAAACTTATGACTATACATAATGGCCGTCATAAAAAAGCTTGGGTAAAGAATTGTCTGGCTATAGGTTTATCTAATGGGTTTATTGAACCTTTAGAATCTTCTGGACTAGTTATGATTCACGAAGCTTTAAATTCAGTAATAAGAATATTAGAATCAAAAGATGGCCATATAAATCAATATGATAGAGATAGTGTATCTTTTGCTATTAATCAAGTTGTTGATCCTTGGAAGTTTTTTGTATCTGGTCATTTTTATATGTCACAAAGAGATGATACAGAATATTGGAAATGGTGGACACAAAAGAAAGAAGCTGGTGAACATTGGTGGGGTATTGATTTGGAACATTCAGAATATTGGCCATCAGGTGTTTCTAATGGTAGGCCAATAATGAATTTCACTAATGCATATGATTTTGGTATGGAAGTAGCGATGAGTAAAGGGGCTGATAGTTTATATGGTTTAAATAGTCCACACCTCTGTATAGCTCATGGTCATCATCATAGTATTTTTAACGATTATAGTATGAATAGATTGGCTTTTAGACGGGGTGGTGTAATGGGAGATCCGATAAACAGATTTGATAAGAAACCTTTAGCTGATCAAATACAGAAAGCTATTGAGTATTGGAGGTCAAGGTATGTGATTTGCGAGAAAATAGCAAGTGAGCAACCTACAATGTATGAGTATCTTAAAAAGAATATTTACGAAATTAAAGAGGAGGAAAAATGAAAAAATCTTTAATGACTTTGTTGTGTATGTTACCAATGGGAGCTAACGCTTTGAGTGTAGGAGTTGAGAATGATGTAACAGTAACATCTAGTACTACTACAATGTCCTTTGATCAGGATGGTAACGAATTTACTGTAGGTGCGTATGGTCTATCGTTTTCAACAAGTGATGATGTACGATTAGGTGTAGCATATGATACAGATTTTGTATTAGGTTTATCTGGTGGAACTTCTGTGAAGTATACTACAGATAGTGATTTTGTGTTAGGTGTAAAAACAGGATTCGAGTATTGGGGTGCAAACCTAGATACAGAAATTACATGGAATGTTAATGATACAGAATTTGATGCAAAAGTTGGAACAGGCTATACGCTGTGGGGTCTAGATGGTAAAGTTACTTCAAAATGGGATGTTGATGATTTCTCATACGAAGGAATGGATGTAAACGCTGGATATACATGGAATGTAAATGACGGCTTTTCTGTTCGACCCAACGTAAGTGTACCTTTTGATGATGGTTTTACAAGAGGTGATCTTACAGCTGGAGTATCAATTTCAGTACGCTTTGGGAATGATTCTGAATAAATAAACCGTGAAGGAGACTTATGACGGCAAGACAATAGACGGCTCGGACGCCGGGGCAGTACCGGCCACCTCCACCAATTCACGGGAGATGTATCAAGGTATTTTTGATTTCGCAAAAGCGATGAACGGATACTATTACACTCCCGATGAATGGAGTAGAAGTATAGGTTGGGGTAAAGTACCTGACAAAAGGAACACCGAATTAAGGGGGGTGAAACAGGATCGACGGACGGACGAAAACTTGCAAGAGGACTCTGACACAAAACATAAAAGCCAACGATGACTTTTATTTTGAGGAGTATGCGCTAGCTGCGTAATCTTCTCCGGGGTATGGCCCACCTTGTTAGCAAACGGGCCGTCCGGTTTGGGACCTCTTGAGATTCCCTCCAAAGGAAACTGCTAATTGAGGATAGGCAGTTTCACCTTTATATTATGACTACAAAAATGACCCCAAAACGATTTGCTATTGTTATAGACGATCTAGTACGAGATAAAAGACTTACTCATTTAGAAGCAGTAATTTATTATTGTGAGGAGCATGGCTTGGAAAGTAATACTATTACTAGATGGATTGATCAAAGTTTAAAAGAAAAACTCCAGTATGATGCGGAGTCTTTAAATTATTTACCAAAAACTAGTAGGCTTTCCGGATTATGATGAACGAATACGAAACTTACCAAAACTATCTTGCTTTAAAACTTCATTTTGAAGGCCAGTATGATTATTTTAAATATAATGGCAAAACAAGTGCTACTATGGACTCTTTTGAAAAGCGTAAGGATAGATTTAAGTTTGGTAAGATATCAAGAACATTAAATGATTCAGAGATCACAGATTATTTTGTTGCCAATCTTATTTGCGGTAAGAAATGGATTGGAGAATTCGATAAGAAGAATTGGACACAACATAAAAAAGTAATTCAAAGTTTAGAATATTTTTTTATGAATGATGTTGAAAACCTCTTGACAAACAGCTCAAATTTTGATATAATATTCCATAGTGATAAAGGAAATCATCCGAAGTTAGTAAAGGCTTATTTGGGTAAGAAAATAACATTGGAAACCTTGGTTATATTAAATAAGTTAATACATTTTACGAAACGATTTGATTTTGAGATTAAAGAAACTTTTATATGGCCAGGTGTCAGTAAATTGATTAAGAAGTATGAGCCTTTTTTAGAAATAGATGATCTTAAAAAGTTTAGAAAACTAGCAGTAGATAAAGTGAAGGAGTTACAAAAGTTATGAGTGAAGAACAACCACAAAAAGAATCTTATATAGATGAGGCTAAAAGGCGTATAGCACATCTCTCTTATAAATTAGAAGTTGCTAATGAACGTATTAGACTATTAGAGTTTGATAACGCCGAACTTCAAAGGTGGAGTAATGATGTTTGTTTACCAAAGCTTAAAGAGATTTCAGATGAACTTTCCATGAAATACAACCAAAAGAAATATAGACAGAAGAATTGGAAAACAGAATTAAGGGGAGATAGTTAAAAGGCACCTGACTGTGGGCCCACATATGAAAATTTCTGATAATTTTCTAGAAAAGGAAACGTTTAGATATTTACAGGGTAATATGATAGGCGAACATTATCCTTTTGGCACAGCAGCTCCTGCTCTTGCTTGGTATTATAATGATGTCATTGATGATCCAAATGAAGAAAAGAATAAATTTCAATTTACACATTCTTTTTTTGACCAAGAGCCAAAAAGTCCCTTTTACCATGATTTTTCCTTAATTTTTCAAGTAATAACTGGTAAGAATGTAAAACTAGCTCGTATAAAGGCTAATTTACTAACACGAACAACAAAAATAATTGAAAATAAATTCCATACAGATTATGGTGTGACTAATAATGAAAACAATAATTGCTTTACAGCAATTTTTTATGTGAATACAAATAATGGTTATACTAAATTTGAAGATGGAACTAAAGTAGAAAGTGTTGCTAATAGACTGGTTACATTTCCAACACATATAAAACATAAAGGAACTTCTTGTACTGATGAGAAAATTAGAGTTGTTATAAATTTTAATTATATAACATTATGATAGTACGAAAGAAAGTAAAAAACCCTGGTACTAGAGGTATGAGGTTCCGTCGAGGACAACAGATAGTCCTAGAGAATGAAAGAACTACTGAACACGTTGCAGTAAAAGTGGTGATGCATGATAGTATGCAAGGTTGGTTAGCTGAAAATAGTGATGGTGATTATCAGTGGTATAGAGAACATAAACAAGAACATGATGCAAAAGAAACAGAATATTGGAAATATATTAAGAAGGTGGGAACATAAGCGGGTATCGTATAGTGGCATTACCTCAGGTTTCCAACCTGATGATGACAGTTCGATTCTGTCTACCCGCTCCAGTAACATATACAAAGGAGAATAAAATGGATGCTTTAATGTTAGTTATGTTAGTATTAGCCATGTTCGCATTTTTATAATAGGAGATAAGTGATGGCTAAATATCTTGTCAAAAATATAGAATTAGTTAAAAAGGTGTATATAGTAGAAGCATATAATGTGCCTTCAGCTACACTAACAGCTAAATCACAAGCACCACATTCAATAGAAGTATTGAAAGAAATTGGTTACGAAATTACTCCTATAAATGAATATGAGTATAATAAGTATTACACAAAAAATACTCATCAACATGATTGGGTAGAAGGTGCATCAGGCAGAGTAGAATTTAAAGATCCAGATATAGGTCCGGATCAATTAAAAGATAATTATCCTGAGGATAGCTTTCTAGATTTAGAAAGGTCTGCTCCACTTTGGCCGCCATATAGGGGAAGGAAATGATAACTAGCCACCTTAGCTCAGCAGGCAGAGCAGTTGCTTTGTAAGCATCAGGTCGTTGGTTCGATTCCAACAGGTGGCTCCAGATAATGACAAATTTAGGTTGGTTAAATTTTAAAGTAAATTTAGATCATTCTTCTTTCCATGAAGGAGATCATACACATAATTTTGCAGTAATGTTTGATTTGTTTAAAGAAGTTTTGTCACAAAATGAAGAAGTTATACCAAAGAATTTGTTAGATATGACTCACGCTCATCATCATATAAAAAAAGATATTAAAGAACCTTTTAATACTATTAATGGTGATATCTATAAAGATGATGAATTGTTGTGTAGTTGGAGTAGAAAATGAAAGCAGGTAAAGTTTGGGGAGAAACGGAGTTAATCTTACAGACTCCGTTTATAGAGTTCCATAGAATATGGGTACATCAAAATGGATATTGTTCTACCCATAAGCATGATTACAAATGGAATATGTTTTATGTGATATCAGGTGAACTAGAGATACAGATACACAAGAAAGATTATCCATTAGTTGATAAAACAACATTAGGACCACGTGAGTGGACGACAGTGAAGCCAGGTGAGTTTCATTCATTTCAAGCGAAAGAAGATACAATGGCTTTAGAGTTGTATTATCCAGAGCCTTTGAGCGACGATATTATAAGAAAGACTGTGGGTGGGATATGACGGTTGAGCTAATAGATGTAATGGGAACCGATTTGAGTGTAGTGAATGCTGCTCGAGTGTCCTTTGGTAAGAAGCACACTGAAATGACTAAGGGTGATGTTGGACTAATAAACTTTTTAGGTAAACACGGACACTGGAC